CTCCATTGGAGGGAGTTCACGAGTGGCCCCAGACTCTGTCTCATCAGCTTAGTCGAAGGTCGCTTATTACCAGCTGCTTGGCCCCAGCTCCGCCTGCTTCGATGGTTGAAAATATCAACCTTGATAAAGGCTAGTTTTCGGAGGGATCCGGAAGCGAGTTGCAGCTATTGCATGGACGAAAGCCATGTTACAAACCTAGGCGCTAAACCCTCTCTCACAGTGCGTGAGACCTGGGAGCAGCAATCAGGACCTTGTATATCCAACACTACGAAGAATATTTCACAATAAATATGAAACACACTCCTAATGCCAAATACACCACATCACGGTGGATCAGAAAGCGAGAGCTTCTTTTCTTCATGATGTTGCCAGTGTGGCTAAGTGGTTTACGAGGACTTTGGAAGGAATGCTTCCTACCAATTCACAATGAGATCCTACGGCTGTGGAAGACGAATGGGAGCCTTTGGCTTTCCCAGTATCTCGCATGCGTCAGCAGGGCGATTGTTTTATGGGTAGGGGGTGAACGTCTAGTACAGGACGGGCCTTCAGTAAGAGTTCGCCTCTCGCGAAGCGGGTTACCTCTGTTACTTCCGGGGTGCTTGCGCAGAATTTTCCACCAATTAAAAGGTGAGAATCATGCGTACGCCCTTTCGGTAATTAAGGTCTCTCTGACCATTCTTGCGGTCTACAGAGTCCTCGGCTGCGCGCCTATCCTGAAATTGGAAACCGTAACCGGTCCTTTTACAGGTACGGCGAGCCAACTCCTCATGTGGGAGATTGTACAAGTCGTGGGCCTGTTTCCTCGGGCTCTGGTTCTAACGAAGGTGGCCTGGACTTACTTGTCCGAGTCGGCCGGTCCCAACTATAAGCACTCTACATGGTCAGCTGGACTCGACGCTATCGCATTTCTTCGCGATCCATTTACATGGTATCACTGGATATGCGTAGCGGTCGCCCAAAGAGCATGGGTACTTATCCTTTGGAACTTATTTACGATCGTGATAACCTCACCTCTGGTTCCCGTGCTGATAATCTGTAAGAAATATCCTCGGTACCTTGGGCGTCTGGTTAAGCTTTATGAGGCTCGTGGGAAGGTCCGAATTATTGCCATCACTGATTGGTGGACGCAGGTTTTATTGAAACCGCTCCACCTTTCAATCTTTGACATTCTTCGTGACATTCCACAGGATGGTACCTTCGATCAGTTGGCACCAACCGCACGACTCATGAGCTATGTCAGAGCTTCGGGAGCTAAGGTATTCTCTTATGATCTATCAGCAGCGACGGATCGACTACCAGTTTCTTTTCAGGTGCAAGTCCTAGAAGCTTTTGGGCTTTCTTGGGCTAAACACTGGGCCGGGCTTCTCGTAGTTCGGCCATGGTATCTTGAAGGGGACCCAGTACACTATGCTGTCGGTCAACCTATGGGAGCACTCTCTTCATGGGCATCGTTAGCACTGTGCCATCACTGTTTGGTACAGATTGCGGCCAAGCGCGTTGGAATTGCTGGATGGTTCTCGGAATATGCTTTACTCGGAGACGATATTATAATCGCCGACGATAAGGTAGCTGGTGCGTACCACGCATTAATGACTAGCCTAGGGGTTAGTATTAATCTCTCGAAGTCATTCGAGATGGCTAGCGGACTCTCTGAGTTCGCTAAGCGGTGGTTGCACCCTCACTGGGGGGATCTCTCTCCTATGGGTCCGGGGCTTATTCTGGCAGTTCTGCGTAATCCTCGATTAGTTGCTGTTCTCATTCAGGATGCCCTGAAACGAGACTTTGTCATTTCCACTCGCGTTATTCGAGACTTGAGTCGGTTCCTTTCCATGATCCGTCCACGCAAGTGGTTGGATCAGTGGTTGAAACCGATTCTTTCATCGGTAACCGGACCGGATGGGGGTTTATGGAACACGGCCAGTGGGCTTTATTACAAAGCTAGCTGGATCGCAATGTTCCCTCACCATCCTTCAAATAAGATCGGTGAACTAGTTGACACTCTGTATCAACTGATCGCCGAGCGATCCGATGCTCCGTCATCACTGGAGCAACAGATAGCTCTACTCGTGTCCAGATTCTGGACCCGAGCCGACCTATTTCGTGGCTACCTATGGGGCGTTGTCTCATTCGCCTTTATTGGATTTAGTCCTGCTTTATGGGTGTACTACGATATGGCAGCCCATGCGGAGGAGCGTGTCGCTAAGTTTGGTGAGATGAAGGGGAAACTTCTCCGTAATCTCTACCGCTCTTGGGCAGGCGATGGTTTGGATCATCCTTCTCGTTACGAGAGCCTTAAGGCCTTTCTTCAAGTGAACTTCGATCCTGATCTCCTTAATTGGGACCGCAAGGCGGCAGAATTAAATCTATTCATTCATAAGGCTCTTCCTGGAGTCTGGGATCAAAAGATCAAAGACCAGGCTGAGCTATTTGATGATATGATGAAATCCTACAACCTTGTGGTGGACCCTTATGCAGATTTCGATTTCGATGCACTGGAATCGGACTTTGGGGTTCGAACTTTGCTGGACGTTTCGACCAAAGCTGTCGTCCCACTTGGTTACTGGTCACCTGTTATTAAACAGGTGATTCGGCAACGCCATGATACGATGGAAGCGCCTCAAGCGGGGGTGATACCTCGCTAAGCGACTGAGCTCCCGT